TCCGGCGCCGGTTGACTGTACCCACGTATAAACATCAGTATCGGTTACGGTCATAAAGTAGGTTTCCATCAAAGTTGCACTCTTTTTAACCCTATATTCACGCGAAAGGGCTTTGTAATCACCTGTTTCGTCAAAGAACGGGTAAAGCATATCACCCCGAAATGGAGACCATATGGCGCACTTAAACTTACGATCCGGAACAGCTTCTTTCCCGATTGCTTTCTTAATCCTATTGAAGATAAGACGCCAAAATCCGGTATCTTCGACTGTGTACCAATATTCGGCTACCTCTGTTTCGGATAGCCAGGATCTTACCACCTTTTTGTTATGATATTTAGTCTTATTTTTTCTGTCAATCTGCTTAATAACAGAGAATAACTCTTTCTCCTGATCATTATCTGTCTCACATGTCAGTTTAGGCTCTGTTCCCACAGTGAAAGCCGTATGAATATTGGTGATATCCTGCTCTAATGGGATAGGAATACGGTTAACAGGATCGGGGGCGGTTATTTCAGCCTGAATAACCCTTCCATCAGGCCCCCGCTTCTCTTCCTGGATGACCTTGATAGCATCCGGACGCTTCTTTCTGTCCATCACATCATGAAGCATCGGGTCCCAGTCCGCCATCAGTGCGTCACGATTAGGAAGTGGCGTTTTGCGGGCGTCTTTAAGTTTCTGAATCTTATCGCTTATATCTAGTAATAAAAGGATTTCCTCTATTGTCATTGTCGTATATTTTAGTAAAATACTCCTGTTAAATTCTTTCTTTCCTGAATTCTACCCATTACTTGGCCCATTATCCAATACCTAAAACCATCACAAGCATGGTCATCCTGCCCTTTTGCTGGCTCATTAATATATTTTCCTGTCTTTTCGTCAAACATCCAGGTATAATTTTTAAGCTCTCGAATGATATTAAAGCTTCTTTCTGTAACCATTATTTTATAACCCTGAATGACTGAAATACTAGCCAAAACACTGCCTGGACCTTTAATAATTGGGTAAATATCTATTCCGGCATTATAAATTTCATCTACGAGCCTTGGATCAGCACTTTCGCTCATCACTTTCATTTCAGGAATTGTCTTGTAGAAATTGATTATATCCTTTGATTCCATGTGGGTTTTATAACACTTTTCGTCCAGATATAAAGTATTGTCAGCAAAAGCACTATCAACAATAGCGGTATAATCATTTGTGTAACCAAAGTCCATCCCATACCCGCGAGTAGTCAACCAGATAGGTATTTCTTTAGTCATAGTCCAGTTTTGATAAATAAGACCTTCAAGGCTGGCCCGTTTACCAAGACCATATATTTCCCATTTTCGCCTATCCGCCGTTCCTGCCTGAATATTTTCTTCGGTTGGTTGATAGCTTAAAATCTGCTCTTTCGCATTATCGGGAATAAGTGGATTATGCAGCATCGTAGAATGAATATAACAGGTCTTTGCTCTCTTGCAAACCTTTTCATAGATCCAATGCTCATCATAAGAAGGGTTATAATCTAAAATAGCGAACCTGGAGCAACGCTGCATTAATTGGGCATAGTCATTAAAACTTGCTTCAACTGCTTCATTGATCCAAAATATATCAGATTTCATACCATGAATTCGCTGCTCATCATCTAGTCCAATAAACCAAAATTCAGTATCATAAAGCCTGTACATCCCGGCCCCAATCGATTTATTGTGTTCTTTTTTGTCATATAGATCGTAGTCTTTTAGCACCTCAAGAAAGTCATTTAGCACGGTTGCTGTGATCCAGGTTGCTTTTAATCGGGAGACAATTATTCTTCTTATTCTTCCTTTATGCTCGCTGGCCCATTTTATTAAAAATTGGATAATAGAATATGTCTTGGAAGACCTTGAACCACCTTCCAAGACATACACGTTATATCTGCCACATTGGTATGCAGCATTAAGTTTCTGATATACCGGCGTCAGTGCTTGTTTCTTCTCCACCATTCTGTATTCTCTTTATTTCTTCAATATCCTCTTGTGATAGAGGCGTATTCGCAAAAATTAATTGTGTACCACCTACGTCTTTCCCATTTGTTGTGACATCTTGCTTTTCTTTTTGCCCCAAATACTGCTTTCCAAGCCATACCAGCATTGTCTTATCCCCCTCCATTGCGGTTTGATATTGTTTTGCTCTAAGCAATTCTTGACCTTCGCTCCTTTTTGTAGCAGAATACTCACTAAAACCAATTTTAAATTTCTCTTCGCATGCTAAATATAATGTATTTGGATGAATACCAATAATCCCTGCGATAGCTACCCCATCACATTGCGCTTTGAGGAGGTTATCTACTTTCTTCCAGTCTATTTTTGCCTTTGACCTTCCCATATCTTGATTTTGTTAAATCAAAAAGAAGATGACGCCTTGCGCCTCTGAATATTTGCCCTGCGTTTCTGGGCTGCTGTTTTTTTAAAAGGCAGTCTACCTTGCCCTTTCATTGATTGCGATCCGGATGCCATAATATTACTTTTTATTAATTATATTAATCATGCTTTTATTTCGGACTGACTTATTTATCGTCTTGAATTTTTCGATTACGTCTATGTGAAATTCATCTAAGAACCTGAATAAATCTTCGTTTTCCTCTACGCAAAATTGCTCAACACAATTGGAACTTCTTAAATTAGCCGATCCATGAATGCAGACATATCCCCCCCCATATGTTTCAAAAATGCAAATCTTCGTATGAACATCAGCTATGGCTAGTTGGAATTTATTTTTCTCGTCCAACTCTTTGTACATGTAAGGGATCAATGCGTGTCTTTCGTGAGAATAAAAATAGGTTGATACGATTAAATCAAGCTGATCTACATACCCACCTATAAATAGGTTTTTCAAGCTATCTATATTTTCCTGACTCATTGATAATGTTGAAATTATCATCCGCTTGATATGAAAATTATTGTGGACAATAAATGCTTCAATAAAATCTCCAAAAATAAACGCTCCTGATACCACACAAAATTGACGGGTATTTTTAGCGATTTTTAGCAATTTGGCTAATTTTTCAGCCTTTTCGTATCTGATGTTTTGTTCGGCGATTCCAGGAACCTTTACGGGCTTCATGTATCTGGAATCAAAGCTTGCTTCAAAATCAAAATCCAGATCCAGATCAAAGTCTATTGAAAAATCCAAATCCATATCAAGGTTGATATCATTAAATCCATTCGCCATAATTATTCATTTATGTTGTTTGTATCTTAAAGATACAAAATTTATATGGGATATGCGCTGATTTTCAGTAAATTAATATACTTTTATTAACTTTTTTTAGCATCTCTTTATCTGATTCAACGTAAGATTTATTTTCTTATTTTCTCTCATCAAGATATTGTTTATCAATTTCAAGCCTGAATAATATTTCAGAATAAAGGTAGTCTGCCTGATCTCTGAAATCTGCATAAGTGGTATAGAGAAACCGGACATTTGCGCTATTGTCAGAAATTATCTGACCATTGCGAACATTTAGCGATGTGGCAATTTCACGGCGCAACCCTCGGGGCATCTTATACCTGAATAGAGATTTTGGCGAGTAAAGAAGAAAGATAATGAAAATGAAAAGCTGCCGGTATTGGACGGTGCCGGGCTTTGGGAAAGAATGTGAGCATATTATTTCATCAAACCAGCTTTTAATTTTTGAAACCTGTTGAATATCAGTTAATACAATCAGTTCTTTCTCTTGCTGTTCGATATCTCTTTTGGCTGATATCAGCCGTTCTATTTTTGTAAGGTCTGCCATACTAGTTGGATATGACAGATAAGATATAATGGCGATGCTAAAATAAAGAACTGATTGGTGGTTTCAAAAATAAAAATTTAACAGGTGGGTGTTAATTAAACGGTACCCGGTAAATCACTAGATCTTTGTAGGCGATAGGTGGTTTCAAGACTTTCAGTGAATGATAAGGCAAGCCGAATTCTTTGCACAACTTTTTGAAGTTACCCCGGCAGATTGGATCTTGACCGGGGATCAACATGATTATTACTGATTGACGTTGCATTTTTATAGTTTTTGTTTTGCGTGTTCTCTTATGTATTCAAATGAGCCGTCAATTTTAACAGCGTATAAATCCGCATATTTTGTTTTTACAATTTCAGAAGCGTGATATTTATTGATCGCTTCAATTTCGCCTTTATAAATAAAGTGATCAACGCGAATTGCTTCATAGTTAAATTTTTTCATTGTGATTAGCTTAAAATTGGTTTTATTGTTTCGTTAAAAAAGTTA